AAGAACATTTTTAAGTTCATCAAGTGAACTTACGTTTATGTCTTTTTGTTTTTTAAGGATAGACAAAACCTTATTTTCATCGAAGTTTTCCTCCTTTTGTTCTTTTGGAGGATCCTTTTCCTCTAATACATTTTCTTTTTCTTCGCCTTCGGCTTTGACTTCGTCTTCGGCTTTGACTTCTTCTTGCTGTGGTACCCCATCTTCTTTTTTTTGTTGAGGCTCTTCAGCTGGCTGAGGTTCCTCTGATTTAACTTCGTTTTCTTTTTTTTCTTCTTTAGGCTCTATACGATTTCCATCGTCATCTAGAGCGTATACTTTCATTTCACTCATATTAAATTAAATTTATTACAAATATACAAATAATTAAAAATCACTTTCTAAACCTTGTAAACCACTACCCAGGTAATCTTGTCCATCAAAGTCTATTGGGTCTAGATCTTGTTTTCTTTGTTGTATAAGTTGTGATTGCTGTGAAGCTTGTAGTTTACTTCTTTTATCTTTTCTATCTTCTCTGAACATTTCTTTTGACATCTGTGAATCAATAGATGCTTTAATATTTTCTTTATCCAAAGACTTTTGTTCTTTCATAAGTCTTAATTTAAGATCCGCCTCGAACTGCATTTTTTGCATTTCAAGCTCTGCGTCTAACCTTTTAAGCTCGGTTTCAGTTCTTTGTTTCGATAGCATCGTCTGTTGTTTGGCTTGCTCTGAAGCTAAAGCAGCTTGTTGGTTTGATTCAGATTGAGCTTTTATAGCTGCCTGCTGTTTGTCAAAGTCCATCTTTTCTTTTCTTTTCTTTCTAACCTTTAGTAGTTGAGATGCAATCTTAGTATTTTTTATAGCTCTAATGTCTATAGCGTCATCTATATCTATTTTGCCAGATGATAAACTTTGTTGTATGTTTTGTTCTAGAAAATTTCTTTCTTCCTCATCTGGATGTAATTGAATAAATATACCAAAGTCATGTAGGTGCATTTGTTTTATTTCTTCTATAAGATCCATAGAATATCTACCGATACTATTTACAAAAGTTTCTCTCATATCAGAATACATAAGCACATCAGACATTCTGTGGCTGATACATTCAGAAAGCTTTCGAGTCATATTTAATCTAGATTCTAAAATATGTCTAGTAGCTGTATTAGAATTCAAGGCTGCAAGTTTTTGAACCCCAACTAATGAATTTGGATCTGGCGTACTTCCATCTCTAGCTTCATTTAATCCAGTGACAGATCTGATAAGACCTAAATTGTAGTTGTACATATTAATAAGAGAAGATATCTTATTATTAGCACCAGAAGCTGTAAGTTCCTGGATTGGTATTTTGCCTCTATTTATTTCTCCGTCTTCTGCGTATGATCTTCCAAGCACAGAGCCTGTTTGAAAATATAAATTCAAAGCTTCTTGTGGAGAATATGTAGCACCGTTTCCTATATTTATAGAAGACAATCCATCTATATCCATATACACACCATCAGGTATCATTTTTGCGGTGACTTGTTGTAGTTTTAAATGTATCAGCTGAATCTGATCAGCAAAAGGAACCATTCTTTTAACAAGCGAATCAATTTGACCCCTGTATTGTTTTTTTGCTGAAACAATAAAAGGAGCATATACCTTATTGATAGAAGACTTTGGCCTTACCATGTTGCTCATTATTTGCCATTGTATCATTCTGTTGCTACCTAATATATAAACTCCCTCATACCAAACATCAATTCTTTTTGAAAGTTTTTCAAATCTTGCCGCTTCTGTTTTTGGTGGGTTAAATTGATCGTCTTTCTTTAAAACCTTTTCACCNCCTGTTGCTGTTTTCTTTTTCTTGTATACAATATTCTTATCTGTTTTATAGCAAAAATATAAAAGAGTAGCGGTGCTTTTGTCAAAGTTGTCTGAATGATATCCGCCTCTAATACCTTGGTACGAATCAAATTTAGAAGACATTTTAGATATTTCAGATATATCTTCTTGAGTTAGAGATGGATCAATTTTTTTTAACTCTGTAATATTTACATTTTTAACTTCACCAAAATAATAACAATCTTCAAAGTTTGGGTCTTCTGTTGGGCTCCAAATAAATTTTGCTGGGTCTATATAGTCTATCTTAATTCCATCATGCGTATTAAAAGAATGACGCATAGCTGATATACCTAAAGTAACCTGATCTTCATCTATCTGCCTTTTAATTTGATCGTAATCGTTTAACTGTAAAACAGTTTCTATAGCTTTCTCTTGGGCAAGCTCTATATCGTCTTTATAATTTANAGATACATGTAAATCTAATTCGTCTTTTGAAGTTGGAAGCTCATCTTCAGCAGTGTCAAACATGCTNATCCCAAGAGACTCCTCTATTTGCTTAAAGTCCTCTCTGTTAGTCATTTCTGTTTTGAGCTTAAGCTTGTACATCGCCTTCTTGTTTGATGATATACTATCAACAGCTTGAGCTATAACATCGTAAAGTCTATTAGACATTCCATTTACAACAATGTCTACAAACTTTGGTATGATAGGAACTGGAGACCAATCTAAATTGAGATAAGATATATCTCCGTTTATAGCTAATTCATCTTTGTATTTCTGAACAGACTGCTCACCCATAGCGTAAGTTCTTAACTTATGATATGTGTCTCTGTTGTTGTAGTATCTTGAAGTACCACTCTCTTTTCTGAACCATTCAGCTTCTATTGCTTGAGCAACACGCAAGCCATAGTCCACTGATGCTTTTTCATTATCAGTAGCTAATTGATCAGGAAAACCTATAATTCTTCTTGGGCCCTTTTCGTACATATTTATTTTGTAAGCATAGTGCTAATCATTCCACGATTATTGTACCTTGCAAAGTTAACATTTATTTCTTTAACCTTTTTTTCAGGCTTAACTACATACTTGTTGTTAGCCATAATAGCTAATCCTGAACTAACAGTAGCATCAAACTTAGTTCTGTTAGATATATCGTAGTTTGCCCAGTCTAATAATGTTCTGTTAAAAAACATATTTCCATTTGAATCTTCATTGAAACCCACGTTGGTTTCTATATAAGACTCAATTGCTTCAGCATGTATTGCTATAACAGCCGATGATGATGGTATACCTCCAAGTTCTCTTTCTGCTTTTGATAAATCATTTTTATGTTTATCTGGTCGTGAAAGACTGAAACCTCTATAGCCTCTGTTTTTGAAATGATATAATATCCTTGGTTTGTTGTTTTCAACAAGTATTGGCATTCCATAAAAAACACAAGCCATAAGTACATCTTCATAAAATATTTCTGAAGTTTGTGGTCGTGCTATATATTCTAAAAAAAATACATCTGAGGGAGCATCAAAATTAACCCTTGTAAGGCCATGTAATGCACCGTTAGAACCTCCCCCACCTACAGTGCCTGAAATGTCGTAAGAATCGCAGCCAAATGCCCCTATGTGCTCGTTGCCTGGATATTTCTTACCGTTTTTGTATATAATATTGTTTCTTAGCTCTCTTTGCGGTATCCAGTTTACATGAAACCTTCCGGTTCTATTTGGTGTCCATATAACCTCTGTATCTTTTTTTCCATTTTTCCATGAAAAACTACCCTGCATAACAACTCTTTGAGCTTCAAGTCCGTCATTGTAATCTATTTGCTCGTATATTCTTGATAAATTAAATAAAGTATTTTTGGATTCATCTCTAAAGGCGTGGTTTTCTGTTCTTGGAAACTGTCTATAGAATTCGTTAAGTTGATCATGATCAGTTTTTAAAGAATCAACCTCATTGTTCCAATAGTCAATCACCCCTATATTTATATCCATACCGTCAATTCCTTCAATTACTTTGTCGGTGTGAAATACTGGATTGCCGTGTATATCTAAAAACCCCTCCATGTTCCACTCCATAGGAATAAATAAATTATACATGCCGCTTTTAGTTTGCCCATTTACATTTCTTGTAGACAAGTCAGAATCTTTATAAAGGTTTTTGAAGTTATCGCCCCCTTTATCTAATGAGTTTGATGTTGATCCCATCAAACACTTACCAATAATCTTTCTACCTAATCGTAATGTAGTTTTAGTGACAGCCCAGTTGTTGAGGATATTATCTGGTTTTTCCCATTTTCCACTTTCGTCATGGACGAGAAGTCGTAGTTTTTCGCCGTCGTAAGAGTTATCTCCGGTATTTTTCCAATCAATAGTTGTGTCGAGTCCTGTAAGATCATCACTGTCGGACTTAATGATGGACTTTCTAGTAAGCTTTGATGCAGGTACCCTGTAAGCAAGCTCTGTCTTTGGTCGGTCCATACCGTCTTGTATTGGTTTGAAAAAGAACGGGTAGTTTGTTGATATTGGCACAACCTTGTCTGTAAACATTTTTTTTGCATCTGCTCCCGTTTTTGATAATATACCAAACCTTGCATCTGAAGTAATTGTTGCTTGGTTAACGATCTCTGAGGAAGACATAAAAGAAAATCCTGATCTTCTGTTCTTGAGATAGCACATTCCAAAGCATCGTTCATCTGCTTTGCAAGCTTCCCAGAATATGTAGAAGATCCTATTCGATTCTCTAAAGTCTGGTTTGCCAACATCAATCTTTGTCCACTGAAGGTACATGTAGTGAGAGCCAGTAATATAAATAGGAGTACCGTTATTTTTAAACCAATAACCACTTTCTCTCCTATCGAATTCAGTTTCAATATATTCAAGCCACTTATCTTTAAATGAATTTGGGTATTCGTTCCACTGGAATATGGTTTTGATGTGGCTGAGTTCTTTTGGATATTCAAAAGGCTCCCAATATTGTTTTGCTTTTTCACGACTTCTTGAATATACTTTCTTTGGCTGCAAAGGTAATGCAATCCTTAAATCTTGTATCTGAATTACACTGCCTATCTTTCCATTTTTTGATATAACAATAATATCATGCTCTTCATCATAACCATAACGCCAAGATTTATCTTTATTTCTAGAATACAAAGTCTTTGCAGNTATAAAGTTTTTGAGCTCTAAATATANATTAAAGCTTTCTTCCTTTGGATTCTGCGAAGCTTTGAAATCCTGTATCTTTTCCCGAACCTTCTGAAGAGTCTTCTTTTCCACTTAACTTATCTTTCTCTTTTTGTATTTTTTGCAATATCTCAAAAGCATCAAAAACTGCTAGCTTTTTTGTAGCTGCTGCATTTTTTAATCTGTCAGCTGCTAAATCGTCTTCTGGTTTGCCAGTTATAATTTCTTCTTCAGCAACTTTAATTAATTCTTCAACAGCCTTTTCTCCAGCCTCAATTACTTTTTCTATTGTTTTATTTACCTCTTTATCCATAAGCACAACTATTTGTTACCTTTTTTTGCTGGCTTGTTTCTTCCGTTTTTCTGCGCTCTTGTGCAGTGGCTATACTTACCTTTTCTATTTAACGACTTGCCCATCTAAAAGTAAACAAATGTTTTTATGTTTCATTCTATAAAGCTTTTCTCCACCGACATTAAACTCATATTCTGAGTTTTTTGTGAAGGCAACTTTATCTCCAATATTAATATATGAATTTTTTATATACTTTACTATTCCTGTATGTTCTTGTTCTTTTTTATCAGACCTAAATATCTCGTCGTCTTGATGAAAATCTATAGGGCTAACAAAGCAGAAATCAGAAGTGCACACCCAATCTCCACTATGGTTGTACATATATATTTTTTCTTCTGGAACCAAATATTTATTTTCTCTAAAATATTCATTGCTTTTTGTTTTTTTTCCTTTCATGTTGTAGTAAGTTCTGAAAACATTGTGATGTAAAACCACTGTAGAGCCTTTAGGTATTTCAGATCCTTTTGGTGACTCAATTATTTTTCCGAGTCTATTTACATATTTAACATCTTCAATAGACGTGTTAATGACAAAGTCAACTCCTCCTATGGTTTGAGTATTTAAATATGTGCCTTCGATAGGCTCTACTAGATAACTCCACCTAGGCTTCATATTGCTTGCAAATTGTATTCTATAATAATAGGATTGTTAGAGACGTCTTTCCATTTGATTATTTCGTTGCCTTTTTTAACCCAAATAGAAACCCTGTCTTCTTCTTGATTTATTTCAGCTATTTCATAAGATCCATTCATAACCTGCTGTCCAACTATATAATGCATCGCATTTTTATAATCTGCTCCAACTGATATTTTTCTAATATAATTATTCATTTTATTTTATTTAAATGCCATATATATATATGTGCCATTGTTTGCATTTATATCTACATTAGTTTGATTTGTGTCAAAATAAAAGCCTGTGCTACTAAACCAAGCATATCCTGTTGTTCCGCTAGTAGCATCGTATTCAGCTCCATTTGAATTCGCTGCTAAATTATAATCTATTCTTTGTGGCAAATTTCCTGAATCTCTTTCTCTATCATATATTCTCCAATTACCTGATGAATCAGTTCGTTTTATCATTAAAAAAGAAGGAGCAAAGCCAACATTTATAGTATTAGTGCTGCTTGTGTTCCCAGTATACGTTCCTATCTTACTATATCCTGCACATGAATGCCAACAGTAGGCAATAAAATCATTACCCGTGGCGTTAGTTTGGTCATATCTAACACTAAATACTGAATTTGTAGGGCTAGTATCATTCCATACACCACTTGTGGCTGGTGCATTAGATTGATTTAACGCTAATTTTTTTGTATTACCTGTAGCAGAAGTATAAACCGCCCAATCATAAGAATTGCTATTCAAATCTTTGTTAATAATAATTTCAGGTGTGGATGACAATCCGTGTCCTATAGTTTTAGCAGTAGAACCTCCGTTTCCTGTATACTTTACAATACTAAATCCAGCCTCAGGGTTTGCACTAACCACACTTGTAATACTACCGTTATTATTTATAGTAGCTAAATTTCTATCGTGGTCTAAAGCTTTCCAATTCCATGAAACATAATCATTTGAGCTTTTATTTGTATTAGATAAGTTTCCTGTTCCACTTATTGTAAAGCCATCAACGTCAAAAGAACTTATTCTTTGATTAGCTTCGGCACCAGTGCCTTGTGCCAGAGTATCACTTGATGCAAGATAATAGTCTGATTGAACTAATCTTACGGAGTCGTGCCAAAAATGATAAAATGCATTTGTTCTAGTCTTTATCCAAGTTAAATCTGGTTTGAATCCTACACCTGTAATACCAGTCCCAGATGTACTATTACCAGTATATAATACGGTTTTAAAACTATTAGCTTTAGTTGGTGCTGTAGTATCTGGATTTGCGGCTATAGCCCAAAATAAATAACTNCTACCGTTTGTATTCGCCCTACCATCTGTACCTGCTATTTGAAAACCATTACTTAAAAAATCTACAATTGGATAATTACTTGCATCATCACTACCATCAGCATCACTATTATTTGGACTTAAATATTTAAATCTTGAGTTTTCTGTATCTCTTTTGTTATCATACAAAACCCAATTATTTCCTGACGATGATATCTGTTTTATTAATAACCAAGCTGGTTCAAACCCTGTATAAACAAAAGGGCCATTAGCTGAACCGTTCCCAATATAAGAACCTATACGCTGATAACCGTCTA